TTGATTATTACTCTTGGAGGATTGTTTGTTTATCAAGGGCAACTAATTCAAAGAGTAGAAATAATTGAGTCTCGCTCGGCACCAGATATAGAACCCCTTAAACAACAGATTGCTGTAAACAAAGCAGAGATTGCAGTATTAAATGCAGTGATATCTGAAATGAAAGCTAAAGAACTTAATCCACTCGGGCAGTAACTATTCATCATCAAAATACTCGAGTTACTGCCTTGGTATAAGTGAGTATGAGAGCCTGATGAGGCTGTCTTACACTTCATTTCATACCCACCCAGTCTATGTCGTCACATAGACTAACCATTTAAGTCTGACCAATTAGGATATGTATCAGAGGCTACCTCCCATGCACATAATAAATCTATTTCTTTTAAACTGTATTTATTTTCAAATCCTTTTCTTCCTAATCCATGATATCCTATTTGATTTTCTCTATGGTGCTTTACACAAAGCGGTATACATTGTGTACCCCTTTGTGAAAGCCCCATCCCTGTTCTTAGGTGATGTATCTCTGTTTCACTTTCTTGATTAACACCTAATATTCTACACAATATACAACCAAATTCCTTTTGCTCTCTATATATTTTAAGCATTTCTTTCTTTGGCTTCTTTCTTTTACTCATCTTTTTTTACTGGTATGATTCCTCTTTCTTCATACTTTTTATTTTTAGCTAGATATCCTAGCTCACATAATCTAGTTACGATTACATGAGCATGGTTCTTGCTGCTGAGATTACATTCTTCGTATATCTCTTGATAAGTAGGGCTTAGTTTATACTTGCTATGAAACTCATTAACATATTCATAAACTTCAAATTGTTGTGGTGTCATTACCAAGGCACTCCATCATCTTGTTCTTTTTTCTCATCCTTAATAGCTTGAGTATCACCAATATTAGTTTCGCTCATAGCATTATCATTCCTAGATCCTAATAGAACAACATTACTTACTGTAATACTTGGTCTTTTTTTACCATCTTTATCTTCCCAATAATCGAGAGTACCCTCAACACATATCTGTTTCCCCTTGGTTAGATAAGGATGTAGAGCATCTGTTCTATTCCTATCTCCAAAGTTAAACATAGAGCAATTATGCCAGACGGGTACAGTTTCTCTAGCTTGAGAGTCATACTTATCTGTTGCTATAGAAAAACTCATGTATGTTTTACCAGCAGTTGTTTCTCTTAACTCTGCATCTTGCCCGAGTCTTCCTATTAAGGTTATTTTATTTAAGCTATTAGCCACTATTTTTCTCCTGTATTTTTGATTTATGTTCTACCAATGCTTCTCTTAATTGTGTTCTATCATCTTCTGAAACTCCAGACGACCAAGGTTTAGCAACCTCATTACACCAAGCATCAATCTTTTTAATAGAATCAATTGATTCAAGTTGAGATATCATTTCTTTAACACCTCTCTTATCAACAGCATATACTTTCTTAAGTTTTTCAACATACTTACTGTCATCAAACTTGCCTAAGAATACATCAGCACTTACACCTAGATGTGAGAGTGCTTTAGTTAAAGCATCTGTTGTACATTTTTTTGCTGCTTCATCATCAATCTTACCATTTGCTCTAGTTAATGAAGAAACACTTGTTACTGGTCCATATGAATACCATCCCTCATCATCTTTCCAATGAACAGTGATGGAAGCAAAGTATAAACCATTGTCTATCTCATGCTCTGCTGTCCATTTCCAGCCTTTACCTATTGGTCCAAACATTTCCGTCATTCTTTGTATTTGATAATGAGCATCTACTGCTGTAAATCCTCTACCAATATCTACTTTCTTTGTATACTTTGGGTCTGTCTCTTGTAGACTTTCCCAAAGAATCATGTTACTACTACTACTTTTATCACTACTTTTCTTACAAGTTTTTATGTAGGAATCGTACATCGTAGTTTTAGTTGTAGTCTTTTCATCATCTTTCATACTCTTACTACTCCTGAGTCTTTGACTCTTTCATTATTAAATATCCCTTTTTGTTTCTGCTGATTTGAATACCATTACCCTCAGCAAGTCGGCAATTATTAGGGACTAGTTGTTTAATTGCTTTCTTCTCAATCTCATAAGCATCAACAGTTGGTTTGTATGTAACTATTAATTCTGCATGAGTGATCCATTTCTTATTAGATGTCATGTCTACTTTAATCATTCCATCTAATGGTATGTTAGTAGGCGTTGAATCTATTAAGTCTTCAAATCCTACTGGTTCTGTTTTTGTTTCCACAAACTTCCAGAATGCTGCTTCTCTTTTGTATAACTCTTTACAGAATTCATGGTCTATTTCAATAGATGTGTATTCGTGTCGTTCATTACCAAAGATTACTGATAAATATATTTCATCTGCTTTAGCGTGCAACATGTAGTGTTGTAGTTGTGGATAATAATATTCAGCACATTTCTCTAGGTTATTGTTACCATGAGTATGTTTAGCTTCTACTATTATTCTATTATTCTTATCCGTTTTCTGAATAAGACCATCTAAATGTGACATCATGAATCCATCTTGAGGCAGTTCAACATCTCTATCTATCTTCATGCCTAATGTTTTTTCAGTGAAGTCTAGGTTAAGTTTTTCAGTAGCTATGCCTATTTGTACAGGCAAGACAAATGATAAATCTTCTGGCTCTACATTGCCGAGCTTTTCGTTCCAAAGATTAATCCAATCTCCATGCCATACACGCCTAGCGTCTGATCCACCTATCCCTTTTGTTCTATCCATCATCATTACTCCATTGTTATATTATTGTAATACAATTGTACTACTTATTGGCGTCATTATCTAGATATTTATTGACAACGACACCTCCTTTTTCTTTCCACATTTCAAGTCTAGCAAAAGCATGAGCTGTTTTTACTAGCCAATCTTTATGTTCTTTATACATAGGTTCACACCTATCTATAAAATCTTTTGGTACAGGTAATCGAGGATATGGATATTCGAGTATTAACTTCTTAGTTGTATGCTCCAAAATAAATTTAGGGTAATCCAAAAGTATATCGAAATACTCCATCAATCCTATTTCATCTGGCACTTTAACTTGAAAAGTACTTGCGATTCTTTCAAGACATACAGCCACATCCTCTCTTGTACAAGCATTCATTTCAACAACACATTGTTGTAGTAAATCTGGTGCTATACCATCTGCGCTATCTTCTTTTTGGAAGTCGTTTGATACTCCCATTAGATTCTCTATCTCTTTTCTTCGCAACACTAAGTATTGTATTCCGTCTATCCGAAACTGCACCGGTACTTGTTGCAGCGTGAGAAGTTGAGTTCGTTTTAGCTCGTCTGTTGTATTCGTCGCTTCTTCTAATCCAGTTTCTGAAAGTTGCATTCCAATCTGCCGATACACCTCCAGTGCTGAGATAGTGGTCAATGAATTTTTCTTTGTCATACTCTATATCCACCTCTGGGTATTGTTTATACATTTTATCTAGGGTTTTCTCTGATGGTTCCCATTCCTCAACCATTTTAGTTTTTGACATTTTAGGCTACCTCTTGAATCTCACGACCCATTATATTTAACATATAGTTTGTTGCTTGTTGTGCCTTACCTACTGCAATATTAAATGCTCTCTTATCATCAGAGAGTAGCTTAATCCAGCTGTTTAAATATTGAGCATGGTCTTTTCTAGGTGCTGATATAACACCTAACTCTACACATATAAAGCATGAGGTAAGCTCAGCTATGAGTTCTTCCATAGCATACTTCTTATCTCCAAACTTTCCTTTAAGTTCACGATCCAATCTAGATCCATGACCGCTACGATGTGCCTCTTCATGAGTCCTAGTACCATAGTAATCAGCTGCTGAATCAAACTGTTTAAAGTCTGGCATTCTAATCTCATCTTTGCTGGGTATATAACACGCAGTATTTCCATGCGTAACTATTGAACCTAGCTTAGCAATGAGAGCGTCAGCTTCATCGGATCTAGTATCTTTATTAATATCTATCTTATCAAACCCACTAAACTTACTGACATCTCCATCGACTTGTTCGATATTGAATGCTATATACTTACCAAACTTGGGATGATTGTTCTCATCTTTGCCTTTGTATACTGTAAGCTTAACTGCTTTAGCTCCTTTCCTTACCTGACAACCATGCCATAACCATTGGTCATAGGTTCCCCATACTGTTCTATCAAACTTTGATAGACTAGCGAGAGTTACTAGATTGCCGCCACTTAAGTAGTGACCTTGACAAGTAATAAATTTCTTATTACGCCATGGCTTTTGCCAATCAGCATTTTCAGATTTCATTAGCTTGAGTATAGCCTCACTTAATAAAGTGGGCGAACCTTTTTTCTTCATACTTTATACTCCTCATTCTTTATTTAATTCTCCCATTATTAATCTATCTATATACCACTTGGCTTTATATAAATCTTCAAGACCATTCTTGGTTTTATATCTAGATATATATTTAATAACATTACCCTCTACATAAGATAGCTTCTGGTCTTCGATAAAATCTATGACCTCTATCTTACCTTGATTGTAATGAGGAGGATTGTTTATCATATCTGACATACTTACCTCTTCGGTTAAAGGATAGGTAGATAACCCTACATACCACATCACTGCGGATGCTGCGGCTCATGTTAATACCTACCTATCCCGTTTATATCCCTATACTTATAAGGAATTCTTTACGCTACTTTATTGCCATCCCAAGATAGACCTTGACTGATGTCAGGTACACGTGGGCTGTCAATTCCTACTTGTTTGAATATATCATCGATGAATCTTCTAGCATCTGTGATGTCATATCCACTATGCAGTACTTGCTCACAGGCATTCTCTGCATCGTTAAGATGTTTTAATGCTGCGCCTTTAGCTGATTTCTCATAAGCAATCTCAGCCTCGTCTCTGCATTTATCTGTTACATATTTATTAAAGTAATATACGTCT